GATGCACCACACAACCTACTTACAATCTAGAAGGTCAAACCGCAACATATTGTTCTACACATAAACTTGATGGAATGATAAATGTAGTATCTCCAAGGTGTATCCATGAAGGTTGTAAAACAAAACCTACTTTTAACCTAGCAGGACAAAAAGCAACATATTGTTCTACACATAAACTTGATGGAATGATTGATGTAGTAAATAAAAAGTGTATCCATGAAGGATGTACCACACAACCAAATTATAATCTAGAAGGTCAAAAAGCAACATATTGTAATCTACATAAACTTAATGGAATGGTAGATGTAACACATCAAAGGTGTAAAAGTTCATGGTGTTCTACAAGGGTTCGAGAAAAATATGACGGATATTGTTTGTATTGTTATATCAACTTGTTTCCAGATAAACCGGTTTCACGAAATTATAAAACCAAAGAGTATGCAGTGGTTAAATTTATAAAAGAAAATTTTAAATTCAACTGGATTGCTGATAAAATCATCAGCGGAGGATGTTCTAGACGCAGACCTGATTTACTATTGGATTTAATGACACACATTATCATTATAGAAGTAGACGAAAACCAGCATGTTATGTATGATTGCAGTTGTGAAAACAAACGCATCATGGAACTTTCTCAAGATTTGGGACATAGACCCATCGTGTTTATAAGATTTAATCCAGATGAATACTTTACTGACAAAAATATTACGTCGTGCTGGGGTCAAGATAAACATGGAATATGTGTTGTAAAAAAATCAAAGATAAAAGAATGGAATCACCGTTTAACTACGTTGGAACAAACGGTTCAATATTGGATAAACTATTCAACAGAAAAAACAATTGAAGTGGTTGAATTATTTTATGATACAAATCTATGAAAATCAATATTTACGCACGTTTTTACGTTTGTAACCTACGGTGAAGCGTTTGTGTTCTCTGAGTTGATCCTTATAGGAATCATAATAGGTTTTATCAACCAACCGATAGGTTTGTGGAGTAAGGTCGTCAATATCTTCATGTGAAACAACATCTCCCGATTGATAACTTACGACATGAACCTTCTTATACTTTTTGTTACTGTATCCGTAGAAAACGGTATCTACAATATGTTGATATCCACAGTCACCAACCCATCTCAATTCAATATCCAACCATGCATCATATTGCGTACGATGATTTATACGAAGTAGTTCCATGTTTTGGTTGATATTTTCGGGAGTCCTACAAAGAGGACACCGCAAACAACTCATTTTACACGGACAACTTCGGTACTTGCAACTCTTTAACAGTATTGTGACATTATTACTAAAAGGTGATGTTTGGGGCGCCACAGTTTTCATTTGTATAGAGCAATCTACACAAATGGAATGACTACACCCATTAAAGTGATACGCCGTTGCAATGGTTTCCAAACAAACTGGGCACTCGGTCATTTTTTTTGATGATAACTATTACAAATCTACATTTCAATTTTATCTTACTCGTTTATATGGACATCTTTGGAAAACCAAATCAAGGACTTCATTCGTATAGATTGTTCGGTTTAGCCATTGTAGATGTTATCATGACTATCCTAGGTTCGTTTGTGATTTCTTACGTGTTTCGTGTCTCTTTTGTAATTACATTAGCCATTGTATTTATTCTAGGAATCCTACTGCATCGATATTTTAATGTAAGAACAACTATAGATAAAATGTTATTTTAATATAAAAATAAAACATCTGAAAGTGTTATGCATACGTTAAAAGAATCATGGACATTATGGGCACATTTACCTCATGAAAAAGATTGGTCATTGGCAAGTTATATTTATATTATGAAAATTACTTCGGCGGAAGAATTGGTTGCACTCATGAATATTTTACCTGAAACGTTATTATCAAGTTGTATGTTTTTTTTGATGAAAGAACATATAACTCCTTTATGGGAAGATGATGCCAACAAACAAGGCGGATACTTTTCGTATAAAATTACTCAATCAATATCAGAATGTTGGCGTAATGTTTCTTATAGTTTAGCTGGAAAAACTTTATCCAAAGATAAAAAATTTCAAGACAACATAACAGGTATTTCAATTTCACCAAAAAAAAACTTTAGTATTTTAAAAGTATGGATGGCATCGTGTGATTTTCAAGATGCCACTGCCATAACTTTATTAAAACCTCAAGGATGCATGTTTAAAAAACATTGACACGCACAACGGCGTTAAAGAAATTGCGTAAAGTGTTAAAGAAATTGAGTTATTTCAGTTTATGGAAAGCCTTTTTAAGTAAATTGAACGCACTCAAACAAAACGAGCTGTGCAAGGTAAATGTGCTAAAAGCAATACGTTTCCTGTAATTGATGTCGATGGAGTTCTCAAAACACGCATTAAGCGCTCTGTCGTTATCCGAGCCATTGGTTAAGCGAATCAGTGTTGGACGATACATTTGGAGTTTTCTAATCTACTACATAAATCCAATTCAATTTTTTATAAATCCGTTAATTGTCAGGTAAAGGCGCCAAACATAATTTAATATCACCTAGAGAAGCCACCGAATATTTAACGACTAAAGGCAGGTCATTTTCGAGGAACATTTCAATTTGGTTACATAAATTCGTACATTTGATAAAATAGACCAAATTTTTTAGACTAAAGTTGCCTTGAATAATTTTTTTATGGTCTTGTTTAATGAATTCCATACTTCCATCTGATTCGGCACGTCGTACTTCCGCTACAGCAAAGGCACCTTTACACCGAAAGATAAGTTCGTTTCCAACCGATTTAATTTCAATCTTTTCAGAAATACACAACAAGTCACGAACTATTTTTTGAAAATCAGAAGAAGGTAAATTAATGACAGATGAAAAAGAAACGCTGGGAACTTCCAGCTCTTCTGTATCTGGTTCAATTAATTTAAGTTTTTGAGTCTTACACTGTTTAATCAATCCATTCTCAAATCGGAGACATAAATGAGTCACAATACCATCATTATAATCAGATTGTTCAATGTACATGGTAAGTGTATCATCGTTATCAATGGTGTTGATAAGTTTAAACAAATGAAACATATTGACACCAATAATAATCTTTTCTTTTTTACATTCATAGAATTCAAAATTTTCCGCTTTTAAAAATAAATGAACAAGAATAGTATGGGACTTATCCATATTAATAATTCGCATTCCGTCAGGTTGAAACGTAATGTTGGATTCCAACAAAATGTCTTTTAGCGCAATCATCAACGTTCGAAACGGAGATATTTGAACGGTTTTTAGTGTTAATACATTCATTACTATTTACATTTTATAATCTTTAAATCTATAATAAATCTTTATAATTGTTAGGCAATGCTTGAATTTCAGTTTGATAATGTTGTTCAATTGTACGCATCATATCTTTATCGTATTTGGTAATAAAATTAATTCCCAATCCTTTTCTACCCCATCTTCCGGACCTTCCAATACGATGTAAATAGGTATGCACGCATTTAGGTAAATCAAAATTAATGACTACACTGATTTGTTGAATGTCAATTCCTCGTGCCATGACATTGGACGAAATCAACACACGGTATTTTCCTTGTTTAAATTCTTGATAAGTTTGTGAACGAAGTTGTTTGTCCATATCACTATGAATACAACATACAGGATATCCCGATTCTTTCATCGCATTGTATAAATTATTCACACGTTTCACTGTATTACAATAAATAATTGATTGAGATACAGATATGCTTTCAAATAAATCTTGCAATGCTTCGAGTTTATCCGCATCTGAATCAAATGAAATGTAGAATTGCGAAATGCCTTCCAAGGTAAGCATCTCAGATTTGACCAAGATTTCTTCTGGAGATTTCATGATTTTAGTAGTAACCTCTTTTAAAGAATCCGGAAAGGTTGCACTAAATAAAATAACCTGAGAAATATTATTCATTGAGGTAAATATTGTTTGCAATTGTGTTTGAAATCCTTGAGATAAAATTTCATCGGCTTCATCTAGAATAATCATGGATATATTGGATGATACAATATTACGAGCCAAAAAATCAACAACCCGTCCTGGACAACCAATAATCACATGAGGGCGAGTCATCATCCCTTTAATGTCTTGTTCTACAGAAGTTCCGCCAATCAGTAACTGAGACCGAATGTTGGTAAAAGTGGATAGTTTTTGAAACACCTCATATGTTTGTGTGGCAAGTTCTCGGGTGGGCGATAAAATCAAGATTTGTTGTCCTTTGGTTTCATCACATAGTTGCAAGGCTGAAATACAAAAGGCTCCTGTTTTACCAGTACCAGATTGAGCTTGAGCAATGACATCTCCCCCTTTTAAAATAATGGGAATAGCATTTTCTTGAATGGGACTTGGATAATCAAATCCATTCGCATATATACCTCTTAAAATAGAGGTTTGTAATCCAAACGTATCCCAATCTTTCATATATCTTACTTATCTAACTTTATTTAAGTTTTAATTTAAAAGAGTATACTCAAGTAGAGTATGTATTCGTTATCCCAATTTGCTAATATTTCACCATCTAGTTTACCTATAAATGTAAAACAATCCATTTTGCAATTATGTAAACAATTAGGTACTGATATACCTTTTACTATGATACAAGAAACAACAGGTATAAAAGATAGTTTGCGTGAATTAAATAAGATAACCAATGAAAACAAAGAAGAAAAAAGTGTTCTTATTTGTTCAATCTTGCAAAGCCATGAATCCGAATTAGAAGAGTTTTTGCCTATTTTATTTAAAGAATTGTGCAAACAGCCTTTTTTTTCAACTTTATATGCAGAATTGTATCATCTATTCCAGTCAAAATGGCCGATATTCCATACAGTATTCAATACTTTTTTTATGATTCACAAAGAATCTCTTGCTACCATTCAAACATGTTCTCCTGATGAGTATGATGAATACTGTAGTCTAAAAAAAATAAATGATGAACGGCGTGCTTTTACATTATTTTTAGTCAATTGTATTAAAAATAAGTCCGTTGACATGTTATATTATGATGATTTAATGAACACTTTAGTACAATGTATTACAACCCATCTAGACTTGGCCCAACACGATATCATGAATGAATACATTGAACATTTGTTTCTACTGATACAAATTAAAGAACATGTTATTGTGGATACGCTTTGTCATTCAAACATTTCAATTAAAATGAAATTTCGTTGCATTGATATTATGAATTTACATAAATCTTCCCAATAAAATCTATCGTATGTGTATGAACTTTTTTAATACAACTAGAATTGGCGTGGACGATACGAGTGTATCACAACTAGATATTCAGGATAAAGCTCAAAACAATTACATGTTGGAAAACTACTATAGCACGAACTGTATGCGAAAAGAAGTAGAATTTGCGACTAGTCAAATTAACGTTAATTATTGTGCCGCTGGTGGATATAGTAATCATTGTGATATAGGAGGTTGTAACATTGACCAAAACTCGTCCATGATGTTAGGTTCTTTACAAACTCATCCCAAATGTCGTATCTCTTTATTTCATCGTCCATTTGCAACGGTTCCCTATTTAGGAAAAGGTCCATTTGATCCTACCATGGAATCACAATTACAACAAACCGACACTTTCTCAAATAACAAAAAAAGTGTCAATACTCTTTCTGAAATTAGTTATATGCCTATTTCAAATTATCCCTTGATTCCTTCTATTAAAAATACCATTACGAATCCAGCTTATTTAGTTGAGGGAGATGGTGTGATTCGTGGTGGAATGGGAACTCGCAAACAATAAAAAAATAAAATCTTATTTGTTTGTATGAATGTATCTGTTTATATGAAGACAGTATTAGGTGTAGCTATGATTTTGTTTTTCTTTTCAATCTTGCCACGTAAAGAAGGGTTCTCTTCTGGTAAAACACCCAAGGATACAGCATCTCTTATCATTTCCACAAATACAACACTAAAAGATGAGTTAAATATACCGTCATACCGTTCTTCTTATGACACCATGCTGCAAGACTTAGATAAGTGGGCCAATTACAACATGTTAAATTTATTGGCTCAAGCAAAAATAGGAACGGATGCCACAAGTACATCTTTCTCTTCAATCCAGCAATTTAATGAATTATCTGAATTTAAAAAAAATCTTGATGCCTTTCAAGATGTGTTTGATAAAATGGATTAACACCTTTCAAGATGTTTGATAAAATGGATTAACACTGTGCTTACATGTAAAATATATCATACTTATTGTCGTAATCATCCGGATCCAAAAATTCTTCTTCTTCTTCTTCTGGATCTGACTCGTAGAACTCATCGACGTCTTGTGCAATCGACCATTTCATTGATGTGCGAACCATTTTGTTTGTATATCAATCTGTACAAGAATTACGTTTCAATTTTATTTAAATCCGTTAAGGGAATTCTTGCATCTACATTTATACAACGTCATTCCGTTGATTGGAGGAAATAATGCAGAACCATTTTCAGGTATTGTCCACTTTTTATTATTGGTGATTTGTTCATACGATTGTAGAGGTGTTCTAAATTCGTACTTGACTAAATCACCATACTTTAAATCTTCTGCTTGAATCGTATCTCTTAACGGCAAATCTAATAATACATCCAACTTTTTAACACTTGCGTTCTCAAAAGGTTCGTTTATTTTTTTTCCTAAACAAGTTAGCAAAAACAATAAGGTTACTAAAAAGGCACCCATAAAAATTTTCATGATATAAAGGTAGAATTAAAATTGATTAAAGAAAAACATATACTTATATAACATGAATACAATTGCTCCATTGGTGCAATATTTAAAAACTACGAATACAGATATTGACACCTATGAATTAGAAGCTCGGTTCGGAAACCAATTGAATAAACTTGATTACAATCATGTCATACAGTGGCTTCTCTTATCCGGATTTGTATTAGAAGACTCGCTTGGTGTTGATTTGCTGCGTATTAATTACAAAAAAATAACAGAAAATATTCGCATTGAATTGACTGGAATTAAATCCATTCAGCGCTATTGCAAAACACAACAATTGGTCAACCCACTCTTTTTGAAAAAGAAAAAAGAGTCGCAACATGAAATACCCGATTACTGGACTAAAATATCACTCAGTCTAGAATCCATACTTTCGGATGCAGAAAAAACCGTGATTACCATGAAACCATCTTCCTATCGTTTTATGAATCGTGTTAGATTAACGTCAAAAGAATATCCTTTTGTCTATGATTGTAGTATTGTACGTACAAGTGATTCGTTAGATACACTATTTACAACAGAGCCGTCCTATGAAATTGAGGTTGAATTTATTGACAAAACAAATCTTGGCAAACAACTTGAAAAGGCAATTACGTTTGCCTTGCGTGGAATCCAACAAACGTATTATCCCATTTCGTTGTCCGAAATGAGACAGGTTCGAGCAGAATACACCAAATATTTTTCATCTGGACTCTTTGTAGGACCTAATTTAGTAACGTTACAAGAAAACAATTTACACGATTCCATGAACATTTTTCAGAACCATGCCGTAACAGATAAAGCGGACGGTGAAAGAAAATTGCTGTTCATTTGTAACAATAAACTTTATTTACTTGTTGGAAAAACGATTCAAGTTCAGTGGACGGGCAGTACGGTTGAAGGTCTTCATGGTACGTTATTGGATGGAGAACACGTGACCCATACAAAACATAAAACACGCATGAATGCTTATTTTGCCTTTGACATTTATCTTCACGTACACAAAAAGAAGATCCTAGATGTAAGAAAAGAACCGTTTATATCAGACACAGATAATCGGTACAGTCGCTTGCAAGACGCCATTGAAAAAATAAATTCAAGTAAAACCGGACTCTTTATTTTAGATTTTAAAAAATTTATGATTTGTAATTATACCAATTGTAAGCTTATCCTAGACAAGACTACCCGAGAACCTGACGATAATGGATTTCCGTATCATATTGACGGACTCATTTTTACACCGTTAAATTACGGCGTCGGTTTAACTGATACGCAAAAGATAGTTCAAGATAAACCCATTACATGGGATTTGAATTTTAAATGGAAACCTGCTGAAGAAAATACAATTGATTTTCTCATTCAATTTGATGACAAGGAACAATTGCATATTGATGCCGTAAATCCTTATTCGTATAAAATAGTTAAACTGTATGTACAATTCGGACCCATGGACGTGGATGCCAATCCACAACAAAGTATATTTCAAGGATATGAAGTTAATCCACCCAAAGAATCGACCAAGATATTGTTCAAACCATCTGAACCGTTGAATGAGTTGGGAGAATCCATGGACGAATTATCACACCTATCGTACGTCCCATGTATCAATGGCAACTTGTTTAGCGAACTGCGTGAAGTACTTGAAACCAACATGATTGTTGAATGTCGATATGATGTTACAAAACCCGACGGGTGTAAATGGATTCCCATGAGAGTTCGTTGGGATAAAATGAAAGATAGAAACCCCAATGCGTTCAGAACTGCTTCCAGCAATTGGTACACCATTCATCGTCCTATTACGACTCACATGTTAACCTCGGCTCATAAAAGTGAGCAATATTATGCAGATAATAGAGAACAAAGCGGTCTTAGAAAATTTCACAATTATGTGAAAACCCAATTGTTATCTGTCATTAAAGTCAACGATATTGTATTAGATTTTGCCGTAGGTCGAGGCGGTGATTTATCTAAATGGTCCAAAGCCTCCTTTGTTCTAGGTATTGACATTGATGAAAATAACATTGTGAATAAAAAATGGGGTGCGTGCAAGCGATACTTGGAAATTTGGAAACAAAGATATAAAACAAGATGTATTTTCGTAAAAGGAAATAGCATACTTAGAATCAAGACGGGCGAGGCGATGAAAGGGATAAAAGAAAAAGCGGTGGTTCGTTCAATCTTTGGAATGGATGCCAAACATCCTTTGGCCAAAGGTGTTGATGTTCATTACGGAAAAGGACTCAAAGGATTCCATGTTACCTCGATACAATTTGCGTTACATTACATGTTTGAAGATAAATTTAAATTGTCACACTTTTTACAAAATGTAGCTGAATGTACGGCAATAAACGGATATTTTGTAGGAACATGTTATGATGGTATGACTATTTTTAACGCACTAAAAGATATATCCTTCAATGAAATTCTTCGTATTCAAGATACCACAACAATATGCACCTTAAGAAAAAAATACAACCAACGAGATGTCGACATGAATGATAGTTGTTTAGGATATAAAATTGGAGTAAATCAAACCACAATTGGGTCTGAACACGATGAATATTTAGTCTTCTTTCCTTATTTTGTAAAATTAATGAATCAATATGGATTTGAAGAAGTAGAAATCAAACCGTTTCAAGAATGGTATGATGACAGCGGCATTAAGATGACAACGGGAGAACAATCCTTATCATTTTTCAACAAAACTTTTGTCTTTCAGAAAAAAAAAGAACTTATTGTACCAACCAAGGAATACTACATTACGCTATAGAGTTCTTTTCTAGAATACGTGTGCTTACCGCTGCAAAAGGAATACAATTTTCTTGTGGGTCTAATGTCAATATATTCCATCGTGGCTGTTCTACATTGCGTGCCGTCCAAGCTGGCATAATACTGCGTGGCTGACATGTAATTTCTGTTTTATAATTTGGATATACAATTGCAGTAGATTGTAGTGGTTTTCGTGATAAATCTCGTGTGAGACGTACATCAATACCAAAGAGGTTGGTTTCAACGCCTACACGGTTTTCGTGTAAATTAGCACCCCATTTTTGTAAAATAACATTGGGGTCTTCTATATAAGGAGGCTTGGTTCCATTGCCGGGACAATTTAAATAATAAAGACCTTGATCTGTGCTTTCTTGTAAATGTTTCATGATGTTATCAGGGTCATCATGAAATCGGGTAAATGCCATAGTATATAGAATTTAAAAAAAAATCAAGTGTTAATACATGAAATTTATCTATCAAGACACTCCCATACATATAGATATATTGGAAGATGACACCATTGATGTGATACGCTATAAATTATCACAACTTTTAAGTTCTGACGTCTATCTATTTGGGAAAAAAAATGTATCTTACACGTCAAAACAAGTGTACGACCGTTTAATTCAAACCTTTGGCACTATACCTCAGTATCATTTACGTAATTTTTTGCTATGTTTCAATGAAGCAGTTCCAATCTTAACAAAAGATGAATACACGTTAGAAGACCTTGATGCCTTTTCATTTGAGGGATTGATGGATATTCCCATTGGTCAAATTATGCCATGTGCTACAAATCCTGAAAAGGTTGTTAACCTTAACAACTATAACGCCATCACTCAAGAATTTCGTAAGCTCTTGTTAGACTACACGCCTTTATTTGAAGATACCGTCTATGTGACGTGCAAAAAAGACATTCCTTTACCACTGTATTTTTGTCCAACCATTGATTCCTACCAAGATATTTCTAAAGTATTTACGCTTCCAATGACTCCACCTTATAAAGAAGGACTCACTTTTTTATTATGTCGTCTTGACACGGTTGAACCTCTTCTAGTACCGCTGGATGTTGTGTTTCAACAATTACACGTGTCCAATGCCATTCAAATGATTCAGTACAATTCTGGAAAAGATATTTTATACAAATTATATTCTCTTCATGAAGATTTGAATGGAAATAAAATACCAGTATTACCATTAAATGAAGTTATCAAACAAAATCAATCCTATAAACACACGGTCACTGTTTTTTTTGAAGACGTAAAATATGCCTTTCATGAAAATGGAAGCATTTTATTTGAATTTGAATCAAAACAAGGTTTATCCCTAGATGAAATTGATGCTTTATTTCATCGTCATGATAACTTTTTAGAGCAAATTTATTCCTTTATGTTTACGAGTGGATATGTGTATCCTAGATTTGAAAGTATTCGAGAGACTACCATTTTAAATATGACGTATCAAATGGATTTTAAAGTAACAAACGTTACTCCTCATGAATGTTCGAATTTGTTTTTAATTGATACAGGAACATCGCAACGATACCGTAGGGTATCCATGTTTTACGAAGGAGAATTAATTCAAGAAATATGTGCGGCGAATTATGTAAAGCAAATTCCAAAAGCAACCACAGTTCGTGCCATTACAACTATATTTCATTTAAACCAAGTACAAGCCCAACAACTTGTTGATAATGCGTATGATACCATTGCAGCCTTAGTTACAGATAAAAAGGGAATTACAGTGAAACATAAAGTAGGATTTACAACTACCATTGTTAAAACGGCCAACAATATGACCATTGCGATTGAAAATATAAATTCCCTACAGTATGTGCCTTCCATTCATAAAAATATAACCGCCTATGTTGCCTTATTGACCGTACCCAACACCATAAAATGCTCCAATGCACCCGAAGAAATTCCCGTCGTACAAAATGTTTTACGGCGTCGTTATGATTCAGAGTCCGAATCCGACTCCGAATCCGATGAGTCTCTTGAAATTGAGTTTGAAGGTGGTGGAAATGATCCCGATTTAGTTGTAAATAACCCTCATTTTACAGTGTATCGTATGAAACTGTTCAATCATGCTTACAATGGTTATACACGTGCGTGTCCCTTACAGCGACGACCCATTGCGTTAATTAATGAGGAAGAAATACAAAAAGCACGAGTCAGAAATATGAACATGTATACGTATAAAACAGTGCCTTACATATGCCCCATGTACTGGGATATAGAGAATAAAACACCCTTGACGCAACAAGAGGTTGACGTTTTAGTTCTACAAGGTAAAAAAATTATTGATAAAGATAGAAAGGGTGAAATTAATCCACGACTCCACGGATCTATTTTACAAATGAACGATGGAAAAAGCCCATATCCAGGACCATTGGATGAAGGCGTATGCTGTTTTAAAGCACCTCCCAAAGACAAACCCGATGTACGCAACGCCATTGAATCAAAACAGTACATTAACCATAATCCAACCAGTTTAGCAGAAGAAGGAAAAGTGTCCTATGTACCTAAATCCTTGCGTTTTTTATTTCAGCTAACAGATAAGTGTGAATTAGAACCGAATAATTATTTATTGAGGTATGGTATTGCTTTTCCCCATACCTTTTTACAATGCATCGAAACATGTTTTAATGTAACCTATCCAACTAAAAAAAATCACGCCATTTTTATAGATTCTATTTTAAAAGTGGCAGAAAAAAAGTTTGCCACTCTACAAAATAGTAATTTAATACGACACTATACCACATTTGATGCATTTAGACGTGAATTTTTAAAAGAAAAAATGGACTATACAGAACTTTGGGACATTATATCTGATTTTATGTCAGTTAATTTAGTCATTCTACGTGTTCCCGATGACATTCATGTAGAATTTATTTGTCCAATGCGTACCATTGACAACAAAAAAGTAATGTTAATTTTACTAGAACAAACCGTTAAAAACGTAGTATGTTTTGAACCGTTAATTGAACACACCGTGGATAAAAATACACATTCCGTGTTACACTTATACTATCATGCAAAACTACACAATGCATTTGAACAAATAGAATCTATTTACTTGAAATGCACACATCAATCAGAGCAGTACAGTACAAATTTTATAGCATCTCTTGTTTATTCGTTTTTACCTCCAAAAACATCTCAAATTATTCATTCTAATAAATGTATTGGGTTTTCAGTGAATGATGTTTTTATACCTTGTTATCCTTCTGCGCCTTTACCTATTCATGATACTTTTTTGCCTGTATCATCCTATGAACACACGTTTAACGTATTAGAACAGTATGCAGTTCATTTACCATGCAAACCTAGATATAAAGTAGTCAATCGTGTTCTTACAGGTATCATGACTGAATCCAATTCGTTTGTACCGTGTCAGCCTACTTTGCCTACAGTATCTCCGTTACCCATTTATCCACATCTTGTAAATCATGAATACATGGATATTCCAAAACAAGTGAATACAACGCTGATACATAAAACACTTGTATCCAAGGCAGAAAAATATTTATATAAAGCATTTCGGCGTTATTTAAAAGAAAAAATGCGAAAACATGCCTTGCGTAAATTACTGAAATCGGCCATTTCCAAAAAAGAAGTTGGAATTGATTTATTGAAACGTATCATAAAAGTACAGTGGATTGAAGACGTGGATGATTTTTACTTGCATCAGTTGATAAAATGCAAAGGGTACTGCTCCATGACAGATACATTGTTACTACCCAAAATGAATTTAAAAACGGGTGTGCCCAATGATTATTTTGCTCGTTTAGCGAATGAATTAAATCATTACAACCGAATTTCTACATTTATTTTAAAACCGCAATTACAGATGAGTATGATTCCCTTTTACGTAGAACAACACGAAGTTATCTTAACGCAATCGGTGTTGGAAGATTATTATGATGCCTTAACAGAACCAAAACGTGTGCCTTCCAATTACGACAATGCCAATTTAAAAATTCAACTCAAACTATTCTTTAAAGTAAAAAAGTTACATTACATTACCATTTAAAATATGTCACGTATTGTTACTTCTTAACGGGTTCAATCCAGCACCCTTGTATAAAATTAGTGGATACGACGCTTATAAACTTGGTTGGTTTTGGACTTGCGTCGCTTATGGTATTTCTTTGTGCCTCCTATCGTAAATCCCATCAACTGTCTATAAAATTGTACATGATGAAACGGTTCAGCATAGTCTCGTTTTATAAATACGGATGGTTGAAGGTCAGACATGTACGTATGTTCTAACGTAACCACGGTATAAGGAACATAATGCTCTAACGTATTTTGTGAGGCAAATGCATCTATTTCATCCTTGTATCCAGAAAAATAAACATGTACGTTGGGTAAATGGGTAAACTTGGAATGAGGACGTAACCAACGATACGGTCCTGTTACAATGACACTTATGGTATTGAAAAAATCAATATCATGTTCAAACAAGTAAAGTGCCATTCTTAAGGCTTGCACTGCCCCCATCGAATGGCCACACAGTACAATGTTACTTCCAGATGATTTTAACAACAGGTACAAATGCATCATGTCTGTTTCAGAAGAATACAATTGTTGTTCTGAAAGAACGTACCCCATATTAAATAAAACATACACGTTATGTGTCTGTTTAGACAAAATAAGTTTATAAAATAAACCATGTTTATACATGGTAGAGTGTACAATACTAAACTGTCCTAAGTAAGTTGTAAAATTCATACTTAGTTCATGTGAATTCAAAAACGTTTTAATTCTAGATGGATTGACACATACAAATTCTTTACTGGATTCATATTCTTGACATGGTTCTTCGCATGGGTCTTGACCAGTGCATGCATCTTCTTCTTGGGTTAAAAAAGTTTTATGAAACGTGTCTCCTAGATTGGCAATGGATAAATATTCATGTAAAGGTGTAATTGAAAATAAAAGAGGAGAAGTACGAACTTTTAAAATGTACTGATTGTAGTTCATACCTACATTATTTATTTTTCATACAAATTTAATTTGGTGTTCATACGTTTCGTGGATTCTGCCTTTTCGTAGATAGGATTCATCCAGTGAAATGGGGACAAAAAAATTTAAAGATAATTCATTTACCTAAAATGATACAATTCACATATTCCCAGATTAAATTAAATCAACGGGTTCATCTTCATGTACAAATTGAAGACCAAACCATACAGAACCCTTTTTGGTAACAGACGGTGCGTTACTATACACACGATTCATATAATCCATGAGTTCTTTTCCCTTGGGTAAATTATTTTTACCGTACAATAGCTTCCACCACTCTTCAAATCGACTAACCACATCTTTGGATAGAATAAACCCAGATGCATTTACAACAATACAATCTTTAATGAAGCATGACAAATAGTCTTGGTCCTTGCGATACTTTTCGGACGATACCATGACCATTTTACAATCTGTCACATTGCCCTTGGTGATGAAGGCACGTTTGACCAACATACTCATAAATACGGGTTTCCACGAATCAAATTTTTCGTCCAAGTTTTTATCTACTTGATACTGATACTTGGATACAGTTGGATTTTCAGTAAAGTAGGATTTAAATTCACAGGCACGGATACGACGCCATGTACCTTCATCTTTTCCGTCCATGTCTGGTAAATTATTGGTTGCCATCACTAATTTAAATTGGGGGAAAAAGGTAATCGGAGCTTTGTATAAGGCACGACATTGAATGGCGTCACCACCAGTTAATTCTTTCATGGGACCTTCATTGATTTTATCATGTACGGATGATTCTTGCATGACCGCATAGCGGATTCCTTTAAGATTCGCCACTTCAGGAGACACACTACCAACCGAAGTGCGTTTGCACGTAATCAGAGTAATGGGTACGGTTGCTTTATAATCACCCAAAATGCTTGTCATTAATTCGACAAATTTAGATTTTCCGTTACGACCACCACCAATATAAATATTAAAGGTTTGATTTGAATTTTTACCGATTAGTACGGAGGCGGCATGGTCCCACATGTAGTTACGCAATTCTTCATCGGGAAACAATTGTTCCATAAACGTAGTTACTTCTGCCACAATAACGGGGTTGGCCTCTTCGACTGGAATATAGGGAATTTTAGTACATTTATACATGTAATCTTCAGGTATTCCATTACGAAATGTATTGGTCGAGAAATCCACCACCCCGTTGGTAAAACACATTAAATGATTTTTGCTATCCAGCAATTCTAAGAAATCTTTGACATAGAAAATATGACTGCAATCAATCATAATTTTGGAAGCATTCTTTTTCAACATGTTTACCATGATGCCATGAATTTTGTTTTTTTTCTTCTCCAAGGGCTTGTATCGTTCATCTTCTGGAGTAGCAGATAACGCTTGAACCAATTGTCCAACTTGAAATAATTTTTTGGCAAAAATACCAAACAAACCCTTGATGTTGGTAATTTGTTTTCGTAATTCAGTTCCGGAATCAGTTTCTTCCCATTTTTGATTGTTATATTGAAACCATCTGGTACTTTTAATATCCACACAGACATACGAATCTTTATACAAATGATAAAGAATGGTTGCAATGTCGAATTCGGTACATGTATCACGGATAGCTTCTTCTAATGCCATGTCTACGCTTTTTTCTTTGATTTTATTGTATTCTTCTGGATTTTCAACTCTAGCCCAAAACATAATGGAACGAAGTGTCAACATTTCATTAGTGTAACTCCAACTATCCCATTTTTGTTTGAGCGATGAAATATTAGCATAGTTAAATTTTGAAGATTGACTACTGAATTTTATCCAACTGGGAAAAAGTCGAACGTCTGTATTTTTTAGAGCCCATCCAACACGTATCCATTTGTCATAGTCGTTGTAGTACTTTTCAGGTAAGCACATGGCGTACAAATGTGCTTCTTGAATCATGTACTCTGACACGTTCAACGATTGAAAGAGGCGTTCTAATTCTTTGGTTACGGCTTGAGGTGTTGAACATTCGCCTAATGGGGCATCATTGACGACACGCAACCTTTTTCGGTTCTTACTTTGTTCATATTCTTGTTTGTATTCTTCTTTAAGAGTGGGAGTTTCGTTTTGAATATTTCGGATGGACAACTTGTAAAATTCCTTTTCAACCGGAAATCTATCACCAGAAGAGTGAATTTCGTAAGATTCCTGTACATGCTCGCACGTATAAGTAGTTGTAAGTTTATACGCTTCATGTCCGGGTTTCTTGGAACCGTACAATTGCCATGCGGTCAATCCCTTGAATACATTTTCATCAAGGACCGAATCCCAATCGTTGACTAAATGTAAATCTTTCCAAATGGTCATTTTTTTTAAAATACGATTGCGAAGCATGGCCTTTGACGTATGGTCTAAATTGATTCCTACAATGAAATGAATTCCGTCTTTAATCATCGTAGGCAACACATTGATGCTATCCTTTTCAAATACATAAATGGGAAAGTTTTCGTGAATGTTAAATAATTTATGCAATTCTTCAAGCAAAATGTCGATGAAATCAAGAATATGGTCATGCGTATACATTCGTTTTGCTTCATCGTACCTAAAGTCTAAATCAATTCCTAAAGGACCACACTCCAATTGTTTTTCGGTTAAATATTCATCGTGGCCTTCCGTAAAGACATGATTGACATAGACTGGGTAAAAAGTGGCTAAATCAGAAATATGGTAGCAACCACCATACACGTTATATTCGGGATTCCCGATACGTGTATGGGTGATCTCTGATTTGTCTTTGGTTTGTCGTGATGCAAGATATGCATTCATTTATATTATACTATACTATATTTCTAATTCGATTTTTTTTAACAATTGTCGTATACAAAAAAGATATAAAGAATTCAGCGAGTAAATAGTATGGAAATTATTAAAATTATTGGGATTGTGATAAGTGAAAGCATAAAAGGATTATGGAATAAAAAGTTTGACACCGTTACGTTTTGGAATCGTTGCATAGAGGTTAATATTTTGTATACTAAATTTTTTCAATCTTTATCAGGTAATTACTTTTTTTCCTCTGTGCATACCATACCCTATTTGCCTGAAGAATTTGAACCTACCCTACAAGTAACTAAAGTGATTGGTTCAGGACTCATTTCTATCGTGTATGAGAGTGAATTAAATAACCGTCCCGTAATTGTAAAAACCAAGCGTAAACATATAGATAAACGTATTTTATCTAGTATTGAATTGTTGGAATGGTATTTGGAATGGTTAAATTGGATATATCCCATACCCATTAGTATAATTGCCTTTGAAGAAATTAAATCTTGCTTTTTGGTTCAATTGAATTATAAACAAGAAGTAAAAAATCACAAACATTTTCAATCCATCGCCAACTATTCGTTTGTACAGACTCCTACGTTAATTGAAGATGTTTGCAATGAAAACCAGATTGTTATGACCAAACTCAATCATAAACCATTAATTTTATTGACGGAAGATGAACTGAATCAATCAATATGGAAATTGACTGAAATGGTATTACATTTATTGACTCATCACGGATTTATACATGGTGATCTTCATTTAGGTAATATTTTATTTCAAGGAGAAAATATTGGTATTGTTGATTTTGGATTTGTGATTCAACTGAATGAATCGCAAAAAAAGAGTATGTTTGAATTGGTGAAAGGAATTATTTTTCATGATTATGAATCTGCGGCCAATCATACGTTTGCATTTATACATCATGAATTAACCGAAAGTGAAAAGATAGATGTACAACGTTTTATCATTCACGTATATCAACATTCTTTGGAGATTCAACACTCTTTTTCTATTTATAATTTTTATGAACTAAATACAAAATTAAATCAATATGATGCAAACTTTGACCCCTTGTTTTATAAAATTGTCATGGCCTTACATTCCGTAGAAACACTTATCACCCAAATTACAAAACCAGACGAACTTGCTTTAAAATTAGCCTTGTTGTTGTGCGCTCGTTCTTAATATAAAACCAATTACACCACAGAAAAAAAGTGGTATGGTTGTCCAATAGAAGGATGATGCCACTAGTGTTGAAATAGATACTACAACCGATAAAATGACAATGGCGATGGTTCGAACTACATCAAATAGAATCTTATAACGTCCTATTCCATATATAAATGCACATAACATAATTGGAATTAAAATATTCCACCATTGTTTTTTTGCAATACAATAGATAACTAACTGTAATCCAGTATAAAATAAACTGAACTGAACTATTGATACCCGAAGTTCATCTAAATTTAATGGTAAACGGTCCGTCACGAATACGATCGGGAGCACTTCAAAGGCAAAACAGCAAAAAAAAGGTAAAAACCCAAGTAACATGTAAAAGTACAAGTAATATCGTGTTATTAGATTCATATCATTTAACCAAAATACCTTAATTTGTTCTTGATATGGTTGTTCGGTATCCTTTTTTATGTTGTCATATTTTTGTTTTGATGCATTCATTTTTTTGTGTAAAGAATGATTCCATGGACTATAAAAGATTGACAATAAAAAACAAATACCAATACCTAGATTGAGTAAAATAATCAAGTAGATAGAACAACTTGTAGATGGTATGAACTTATACATAAGCACGGAAACAAACACCCATATCATCACATATAAAATAACAAAAACAATCGTGGAACTATTAAAGGGTGTACGCTTTTTAGAGGTACCTTGGACCGTATCGGTACCTTGGGTCGTATCGGTACCTTGGGTCGTATCGGTACCTTGGACCGTATCGGTACCTTGGGTCGTATCGTTACCTTGGGTCGTATTGGTACCTTGGGTCGTATTGTTACCTTGGGTCGTGTTACCTTGGGTCGTATTGTTACCTTGGGTCGTATTGTTACCTTGGGTCGTATTGTTACCTTGGGTCGTATTGTTACCTTGGGTCGTATTGTT